TCATATTATATGGTAAAACTCTCTATGAGGGCTCCTGGCCCCGTTAAAAATAAACCTACTGTAAAGCGCAAGAGAAAGAAAAAGTCTGGATATATTACAGGAACACACGTTAGTCCAAAATGTCCTATTCCGATAAATTATCGGTCAGGCTGGGAAAAGACCATTTGTAATTTTTTAGATAATGACCCTCTGGTTTTACGATATGCTTATGAGACCATAATAATCAGCTATACCTCTAGTCCAACAACTAGAAGACTTAGGAAATATTTTCCTGACTTTTTGGTATGGTATATAGATGGGAATATAAAGATGGTAGAAGTTAAGAGAGAGAATCTCTTGACAAATCCAAGAGTACAACGAAAGGCCGAGGCTGCTAAAATATGGTGCGCTCAACAAAAACCAAAGGTAATTTACGAATTTTGGACAGACAAGATGATTCTCCCATTACAGAAAATAGAGAAATTAAAACTATTAACGGAGAAAGTGCCATCCAAAAAGAAGAAGAAAAAATAGTTGTTAATATTGGAATAGATGTTAGTACAAGCATTTGTGGTGTTTGTGTTTTAGAAAACAACACAGGAAAACTAGTTTCTTTATTTTCCATCAAACTTACAAGTTCAAAACTGGAGGATATTTGGGATAAGGCGTTAGAATTTCAAAAGGAGTTCCAAAAAGCCATATCCCCAAGATGGATTATTAATAGAGTTTTTGTAGAGGATGTTGCTAAAATGTTTTCTCCTGGATTCTCTTCTGCTGGAACCCTTATAACGTTAGCCAAAATGAATGCCATTGTTTGCTTAACTGTATACAACACATTACACGTTAAGCCCATTTATGTAAATGTTAGATCTGCCAGGGCCAAGCTAGGCATTAAAATTGATACTAAGGACAAGAGTCGTTCTACCAAGGAAAAGGTATTGGAGCAGGTTATAGCTCTTCAGCCTACGTTTCCATGGATACAACACCTGGCAAAGTCTGGAAAGAACATAGGAAACATGGTCTATGATACCTGTAATGGTGACATGGCAGATTCTTACGTGGCTGTAAGAGGTGGCATGTTATTGAACACTCAACCTCCTACAATCCCAGTGAAATAACTTGCTTTATACTCACGGACAAGCAATAACATTTATTGAAAAAGTTTTCGGAGAAGGAAAGTTTACTAACGGTGGACTAAACATCTCTGTACTTTGTCCTGTTTGTCTTGATAGGAAAGGGGTTGGATATTCGAAGAAGAAGTTGGTTATTAGGACCGACTCTCTCATCTCCCACTGTTGGGCATGCAACACAAAGGCAAGAAATCTCTTGCCATGGATTAAAAGATGGCACCCCTGTCATCTAACTGAATACATCAGTTGTTTCCTTCAGGGAGAACAACTAACCGAGATAGAACCAGAGGACATAGAAGAAAAAAACCTTCCTCTTATGATGCCGACCGGGTTTGACTTTCTTTATAACAGTACAGACAAAGAAGCCTGGAAAGCAAAAAAATATTTACGTGGAAGGGGAACCTTTGCTGAAAAAGACTATTGGTATTGGAAGTTTGGCATTGCCACAAATAGTGATCTATTTGGAAGAATAATTATTCCGTCTTTTGATTGTGATGGTAATATAAATTACTGGACTGCTAGGTCTTATGATAGGAAAGCCTTTCCTAAATACATGAATCCATCTACGCCTAGGGAGTCTGTGATCTTCAATGAGATAAATTTAGACTGGACTAAACCTATCACCCTTGTGGAAGGACCTTTTGATTTACTAAAGTGCAATGAGAACGCCACCTGTCTTCTCGGATCCAGCTTTGGGCCAGATTATCTTTTGTTTAGAAAAATAGTGGAAAATGAGACACCAGTTATAATGGCCTTAGATGAGGACGCTAAGGAAAAAACTCTAAATATCTCTAAGCTTTTGGTTGAATATGGAGTAACAGTTAGAATACTGTCCGTTTCAAAAGAAAAGGGAGACGTTGGAAACATGACAAAGAAGGAGTTCCAGGAGTTAGAATCTAAAGGAACTCTGTTCACAAGGGAATCTTATCTCCTTCAAAAAATAAGATTATTATTCGGAGAACAATGAAAAAAACAAGAATAGCGCAAATTTCAGATATTCATTGGCGTGGAACTTCTCGTCATGAGGAATATACTCGTTCTTTTAATAAACTGTTGGATAATCTAAGGATAGAGAAGCCGGACATTATTCTGTGTACTGGGGATATCTTCCATACTAAGACCCAAGGTATAACCCCAGAGGTTGTGGAAAAAATGGTATGGATGTTCCAAGAACTGTGTGCCATAGCACCAACGAGAAATATTCTTGGTCAACATGATGGTAATGTTGCCAACAATTCCAGACAAGATGTTGTTACGCCAATTATTAAAGCCCTGAATGATTATCCAAATATAATCCTTTTTAAGGACTCGGGCAATCTTGTCGATCCATTATTTCCTGACATTAATTGGTGTGTTTATTCCTGTTTTGATAAGGACAATTGGGAGAAACCCCAACTTGATTCCGAAAAAGTCAACATCGGATTATTTCATGGTGTTATAACTGGATGTCAAACGGATCAGGGATATAATATGACTGGGGGAGAACAAAATATCTCTTTTTTCCAGGAACACGATTATGTGATGATGGGCGACATTCATAAATCACAATTTATGTCAGAAAGACAAGCCGTAGATGGTAAGGACAAGCCCTGGATTGGATATCCGGGATCTCTTATTCAGCAGAACTTCGGAGAATCTACAACCAAGGGATATCTTCTTTGGGATATTGCCGGAAAAAATGATTGGGAGGTTAACTTCAGAGAATTAACAAATTTCCAGCCATTTATTACTTTTCCATGGCTTGGTGATTTTCAAACCACCATAGATGGTCTTATAAAACAAACTGGCGGGCAATTCTTGGAAGGCACAAGATTCAGAGCCACTAGTCTTCAGACTGTATCTGAACTTGACAAACGTCAACTTGAGGAGTTTCTCAAGGTTCAGAAGAGCGGGGAGGAACTCGTATGGAAGATTGACGTGTCCAACAACATGGACAGTATTCAAGCCGGAACCATGAAGGTTCAAAAAACCTCACTTAGAAATAGTCCAGAGGTATTGGTTCAGCTATACAACGAATATGTTAATGGCAATCTATTGTCACATCCATTGACTCCAGAGCAAAGGAAGATAGCCGAGAAATATATTATTGATTATTTAGCAAAACTAAATGCCTCAGAGGTTGATATTATAGCTACCAGGGATGTTTCTTGGTCCTTAAAATCCATTGATTTTGACAACATGTTTAGATTTGGAGAAGGAAACTCGATAGATTTCTCTAAGTTACAGGGAGTTGTAGGTATCCTAGGTCCCAATAAAACTGGTAAAAGTTCGATCATTGGTACAATAATGTATGCTCTTTTTAATGCTACAGATCGAGGTCCTGTTAAAACTGCCCATGTTATAAACACAAGCAAGAAAGCCTGTAGGGCAAGGGCTCATATTAATATTGGTGGTTCCGATTATGTTCTTGAAAGAACCTCCACTAAGGATGAAGCAAAACTTAAGGGTAAAAAAGAAATAGACAAGGAGAAGACCTCTACCTCCTTGGTATTGACCCAGGTTAATCCAGATGGCTCCACAATGGCCAGGACGGGCATTTCAAGGGACGAGACAGACAAGGAGCTTCGTCGTCTCATAGGCACCGCTGAGGACTTCCTGTTGACCTCCCTGGCTTCTCAAGGGGACATGAATAGATTTATCTCTGAGGGAGCCACTGAGAGGAAGGCGATTCTATCAAGATTCCTGGACCTGGACATTTTCATGAAACTTTGTGGATATGCCAAGGAAGATTGTGGTGAATTGAATACCAAAACCAAGAAGTATTCTGATACTCAATGGGAGAAGGTTATCTCGGATATAAAACAGGAAATTTCTCTTCTGGAGGCCAGCAAGGTTGTTCTTGAATCCAGGGTTACAGAAAAGAGAATAGAATTTGATGAACTAAAACTATGGATTTTTCAAAAAGAAAAAGATGTAGATATGGTCTCAATCCTTCAACTTGAGGAAGAACTGGCAACCAAGGAAAAACAAGTAGAAAACGCAAATAAGTTATTTGTGGAACTTTCAAATTCCATTAAGGATAAAAATATCGAGCTTCTTAAGACGGATGTATCTCTTCGGGAGATCAGGGTTGAGGACTTGGAGGCTCTTCAGGAAAACCTTCAGGTTCTCAAGGAGGAGTTGTCTATCTTGGCCTCTTCCTTTAAGGTAGAATCCACAACCTTAGAACATCAAGAAAAGTCTATTAGAAAGCTAGAGCTTGTTCCATGTGGAGAAACTTTTCCAGAGTGTCACTTTATAAAGGATTCTCACGAGAATAAGAAGTTGGTTGAGTTTCAAAGGAACCTTGTTAATAACCTTAAACTGGAATATGAACAGGGTAAAAAGAAGACCGACTCTATTGTAGCAGAGAAGATTTCCGAGAAACTGAAGGAACACAGAACCCTCACCTCACAAAAGACAAAACTAGAGGAATCCCTTAGGGAATTGAAAAATCGTCAGAAAAATATAGACGTAATAAGATTGGTTTCTGAAAGAGAACACATAAAGGAAAATCTAGAAAAGATCAGATTGAGCCTAGACGAGGATGCCGAACAAGAAATCCAGGATAAAAAGAGATTATATGTCGTTATCAAGGATGAATTGGAGCAAGTTGAGTCTCTAAGGAATGACACTTTCTTGCATCTTGGTTCTAATAAACAAAAACTAGAACAGACTATTCTTGAAAAAGAAGAGTGTTTAGGGATACTGCACGATCTACAAATCTACGAGTCCATTTATAAGGCATTCAGCAAAAATGGTATTCCGGCTATGATTCTAAAGGGACAACTACCTTCCATTAATGCCGAGTTGGATAAAATCCTAACAAGTGCTATTGATTTTAAAATAACCCTTGAAACTGACACAACCTCCAATGTTATGGACGTTTTTATAGAAGACAAAGAAGGCAAGAGAGTAATCGAGACAGCCTCTGGTATGGAAAAAATGATAACTTCTATGGCTTTGCGTGTGGCCCTAACCAACCTAACAAGTCTTCCAAAGTCAGATATCTTTATTTTGGATGAGGGGTTTGGGTCTTTGGACGACACTTCTCTACATCAATGTTTGCAATTAATGTCTCTTTTAAAGAACTACTTCAGAGTAATCTTGATCATTACTCACATAATTCCTATAAAGGAGATAGCCGACAAAATAATTGAAATTAACAGTGATGGTTCTACCTCTTTTGTACAGGTATAAAGTTGATGGTTACCATCGTAGTATGAATCTATAGAAAGAAGAAGAGTATGGCAAAAAGAGTCTTAGATAAAAAACCCAACATTTCCTTTAGACGTAAACCACAAGAACTACAGTTTGTTTTAGGACAACTGGATTTCTTTTCTTCGACCATAAATTATGGATTTTCTGATTATAATTGGACGACTGCCGCAAGGATTTACAACAATCTTTGTGGGCATCTTCAACGCCCAGAAAGGGATAATTTGGCAGATATTTGGAGAAATTGTTTTACAAACAAAAATGATATGAAATTGGCTTTAGACATTGATTTGCTTAAAGCAAAGATAAGCCAAATTGGTTGATATAATGGCGGGCAACATTTGCATTAAATGTAAATCTCCAGCATATATTTCTCTTCTTGGTTCTGTGGAGTGTTCCAACAAGAAATGCGAGTATTATTCATCGGATTTATATCCGGATAAAGTAGAGCCTTCTCCTAAAAAAACGCTATCTGATAGCGACATTATTTCTTCTGATCATCTGTCAGAAGAAGACGACACTAATACCCCTCAATATCTTTGGTCACACTATCATACTGACATTGGGTGGTAGTCAAAATCATATTTTATCCATAGACTTTATGGATGACTTCTAAAACCACGATACTAGAAAATGGGAAGATTTTGTTGGTATTTCCATCGGAAACCAACTCTATCGTTCCCATTTTTTGTTTTATTTGTTCTTTTCCAATGAGAACTATGGAGGATTCTCTGGCCTTCCGTGATAAAGGGTGTTGTTCTAATTGTGATATGCGCTGGTCTAGAACAAAATATGGAAAATGGGAGGATGGATGGCGACCTGGGGTTGATACTGAGGGCTGGCAAGATTATTTGGCCTACAGGAAGGCTATTAGTTCTAATCTTGTTACGCTAAGATAAACGAGTGCTACTAACTATTTAACCTGTAGAATGACCGTAAAAAACTATAAAAAATACTTGGCTTTATCTAGGGTTTTTAATAAAACCTATGGTGCTATATCATCTCAAAAGTCATCTACCGAGACTGTAACGGTACGATTGGTAGACGATGAAATGGTAACAGCCTCATTTATCATCATTGTATCCTACCCTTCGGAAGATTTGTGGAGGGAGTTAAGGAAGAGATGGATAGAAGAAGGCGTGGAGAAAATAACAGATACCTTTAAAAAGGCTTCGGTAGAATACAAGGAAATTGTCAAGGATGATTCTGCCGTATCAGACAAAACTGTTAAATTTGAGATAAACCAAGCAACTATCTCAGATGGTCTAGAATTCTTAAATTATAAAACTGGAATTAAAAGAACGGCCATTTTTAGATTGATGCTTACGGCAAAAGTAATTTAAAAGAGTGCCTGAATGGCCAAATCTAAAAAACTAGAGAGAAAAGCTGATCAAATTGCTGAAATAAAGAAATGTGGAATTGATCCCATTTATTTCATCAAAACCTATGTAAAGATTTCTCATCCGACAAAAGGTCCAATTGCCTTTGAAACATATCCGTTTCAAGAAGATTGTGTTAGGGATTTCCTTAATCACAAAAGAATAATTTGTAATAAATCCAGACAGTTAGGCTTGTCTACGGTCTCGGCAGCTTATTCTTTGTGGCTTGCCTTATTCCGTAGAAATAAAAATATTATTATTTTGGCCACTAGACTTGATACTGCAAAGCTTTTCCTCGAAAAAGTAAAGGGAATGTTTGAATCCCTGCCTGAATGGTTAGTAATGCCAGAACTTCTTACTCTTTCCGTGAAAGAAATGAAGTTTTCCAATAAGTCTATAATAAAGGCTCTTCCCTGCACGACGAACGCTGCCAGAGGTGAGGCTATCTCTCTCTTGATTGTAGACGAGGCGGCGCACATTGATGAATTTGATCAGGTTTGGATGGGCTTGAGCCCGACACTTTCGTGTGTCTCGGGGGATACTCTCGTTTTAACAGAAGAAGGATTTCAAAAAATAGAAGATCTACACTCTGGTAGGCAGGTTGGTGATTATTTTGAGATGAACATTCCAATCTTTGGTAAAGATGGAATGGAGCCAATATCCCATGGATACGTTTCGCCAGAAAATGAGACATACATAATAACCACCAAAAGAGGATTTCAAGTAGAAACAACACCAATTCATCCTTTGTATGTTTTACAAAAAGAAGGTGTTGGTAAAATGATTCAAGCTCAGGATTTACATCTTGGGGAGTCTTTGCGTATTCAAATAGGCATGAATAAATTTGGAAAACAAGAAATGTCTCCAGATATGGCCTATATGTTAGGAGGTTTCACCGCAGAAGGTTGGGTAAATAAGACAAAAACAAAAAATGGAATAAAACATTATAGCATTAATGTTGAGAATTCTGATCCTGATTTTAGAAACGTTTTCTTAAATTCCAAGGATACAAAACCTTTTGTCATTACCAAGAGAGAAACTAGGATTTCTTGTAATTCTGTGGAATCTGTAAAAAAGTTCATTGATTATGGGATTAATCCAAATCATCGTTGTTTTCAAAAAGAAGTCCCAAATAGCGTTCTCAAAGGAACTAGAGAGATAGTAACAAATTATTTATCTGGACTATTTGATGGGGATGGATGTGCCAGCACAAGAGGAATTTGTTTAAATTCCACAAGTCATGTTTTAATAAGACAGACACAACAACTACTTGCTAATCTTGGGTTTGTCACAAACATAATAGATATTATTGCAGATCAAAGTCAAATTGGGGTTTATATGTTGCCCCAAGACAAGACTATACAATCTGTTAGAAATTCATGGCAATTAACTATTCCACTTAGTCAAACATTAAAATTTATAACAGATATAGGCTTTAGAATTGCCAGAAAACAAGCTTGTGGACTTGCAATCTCTAAAACAACAGAACAAGACTCTTTTAAACATTACACCTCTCCAAAAAAATGTTTAATACAATGGTTTCAGGAAATAATCACAGGAACTAAAAAAACATCAAATTGGTATAGATCACAAGGTGTTAGACTTGATAAGGCTTTAGATGCCAGAAGTGATAGAAAAATTACACAACAATTAATGAATGATTTTATTTCTGTAGCAAAATCTACGGGATACAACCTTACTGAAACACAAGAACAAGTTTTCTTAGAAAACACAGGGAATTTCACTTGGGATGAAATAGTTTCTATAAAAAAATCATTTAATAAAACTTATGATTTTACAGTACCAAAAACACATACATTCTTACAAAATTGTATTCTTGGAAGTAACACTGGCGGTGATGTTATATTGATCTCCTCTCCAAATGGTGTTGGTAATCAGTTCTATAATATTTGGCAGAAAGCCACAGACAATAAAGAGGGAGTGGAAGGTTCCAATGGATTTTATGGTCTATTCCTGCCCTATCATGTTCATCCAGAACATGATCAGAAATGGTTTGACGAACAGTGTGCCTCCCTCCAGGGAAGCCCAAGAGCCATCGCACAGGAGCTTCTGGCGTCCTTTGAGGCCAGTGGTCACTCCTTTCTGGATTCTGATACTCTCAATAAAATTGCCGGAAGAATAGAAAGTCCCTTGGCCAGATTTGGCCCAAATCTTGATATGGTTGTCTGGAAATATGCCGTTGAAGGGCACAAATATATTTTATCCGCAGATGTTGCCAGAGGAGACGCTGATGACTTTTCAGCATTTCATGTTATCGATGCCACCCAAGAGGAGATTGTTGCCGAGTATAGAGGAAGGATGCAACCTGATAGATTTGCCGAGTTTATGATAGAGGTAGCCCTAAAATACAATGAAGCCTTTATTGTCCATGAAATGAACGCTTCCGGTCTTACAACTTCCTATAAACTAAAAGAACTTAAATACAAACACCTTTATTATGAGAAACTTTTCACCAATGATTTGTTTAAAGTGTTTACTCAAATGGAGATAGGAGAATTAATCCCAGGTTTCACGACCTCGGTTAAAACAAGACCAATAATGCTCTCTAAACTAGAGGCAACCCTTAGAAATAATAGAATTAAATGTAAGTCGGAACGTCTCGTAAGCGAATTTAGAACCTTTGTCGTCACCAATGATAAACCTCAAGCCCAAAAGAACTGTCATGATGATTTAGTTATATCCTTGGCCATTGGTGTTAATTTCATGGAATATGTTTGGAATAACACCCCCAAGGAAGAAAACTATGCTTGGGCTATGTTAGCTGGTATGTCAAGAACATCCTCAACTTTGGCCGAACTACAAAGAAAACATCAAACATCTCAGGGTGGGTGGGGAATATCTGGAAATGATATGCCTTCCCGATCTGGATGGACAACTACAGAAAAAATCACAAATAAGGATGAAAATGCCGACTTTCATCGCTCTTTTGATTGGCTTCTAAGGCCATAAAACAAACAACTCCTTATTGTGACCTTGTAAGTCGCCCGAAGGGGTGCTAGGTTCACAAGGTGAACAAGTTTTTTAGGATAGCTCTACAATATGCCCAGGCTCACGATTATGAGGACCAGGATTATCATCTCTGTTCCGTTATTGTCAGGGGAGGTTCTGTTGTTTCCGTTGGTTATAATAAAAGAAACACTAATTCTTTTGTTGAACATTTTACAGACCTAGCCAGAGGACAACGAGACTGGCGCACGAGCACTCATGCGGAGATGGATTGTGTACTTCAGGTTAGATCCAAGATTGATCTGAGAGGTTCAAAAATCTATACCATTCGCAAACACAAGGATTTTAAAAAATATTCTCTTTTTGGAATGGCGAAATGTTGTGAAATTTGTCAACACGTTCTTTATAACTACGGCATTAAAAAAGCCTATTATACGATAGATGACCATACTCATGGTGTTATGAAAGTGATAAATCCGGCCAGTAGACATCAAAAGAAAATATGAAAATACCACTTATTACCGAAGGGATTATCCCACTATGGCATTCTGGATACTATGATGGTCCTTTGTCGGGGGTTGTTGAATACAAGGGAGAAAAACATTATTTCGATCTTCTCAAAGAGTATAATAGCAGAAAATTAAGACGAAAAATTTATAGAACCTTCAAACTGTATCTATTGACGCCAAAACAGTTGGAAAGTATGCTTTATTGGCATAATGAATTTCGTCTTCATGTAGGAACTCACACATCTTATTCCTGGAACGAAAATAAAAATATATATAAAAGAGAGTTGGGGACAAATGAAGCCAGCCATCTTTATATGCAGGAAATGTTCTATGAAAGATATAAGAAAGACATTGAAGAAAATGGCAACATCTATGATACCCTAACTAAATCACAACTAGTTGGATGGTGTACCTATGACGTACTAATGGGAATGCCACATCAGGAATGGAGAAAAATAAAGAAATGAAAACTCCTGTTATTTTGTTTAGAGCCTCCCTAACGGAGGAATCTGAGGTTCTCTCTGCTAAAAAGTTCTTTCCTGTCTATGAAAACAGAACCAAGATTCCACCCAATTCTCTTGTAATAGGGAGATATAGCTGTCTGCCCTTTTATAAAGAGCTTGAGGAGGATTTAGAAATAAATGGTTCTTGTCTTATCAATTCCCACGCCCAACATATTTGGATAGCTGATCTTAAGGAATGGTATCAAGATTTTGAGGACATTACCCCAAAAACATACTTTGAACTTAGATATCTGCCAGAAAATGGCCCTTTCGTACTTAAGGGTCAAACCAATTCAAAGAAATACAATTGGTCCACTCACATGTATGCCAAGGATAAAAGACAGGCCATAGAGGTTCATGGAAGACTTTCTCAGGATTCTTTGATAGGTCAGCAGGACATCTACATCCGGGAGTATGTACCTCTTAGGAAGCTTGCAGATGGCCTTAATGGCCTCCAGATATCAGAAGAGTACAGATTCTTCATACTGGACGGACAAGTGCTCTCAGGAGGCTTCTACTGGTCTTCACACCTGGATGACTTGACAACCATTCCAGACCCTGCTATAGTACCTCAGGAGTTCATGAGAAAGGTTCTGAAGAGAATCGGTTCAAATGCTCGTTTTGTGGTAGTAGACATAGCCAGGAAAGAAGATGGGGATTGGACAGTAATAGAACTGAACGACGGTGGAATGTCTGGATTGTCAGAAAATAGTCCAGACAACATATATTCAAATATGAAGAAAGTTCTATCCTTTTCTCACTCTTCTGAATAAATATACAATTAAGGGTATCTACTTGCGAGATACCTAGTTCCCCTGAAAACTTAATAGGAAAACCAATAAATGGTGCCGTAGATAGAGAAATAGGATCTATCCACCCTGGGGAGAATACCCTGGAGGGTGTAACCAACCCAAAAATTGCTTATACGGCACAATGTTCAAATTTAATACGGGGATAAAAGGTTTCGACAGGGAAAAAGAAGAAATCTAGCGTTAGGAGGTAGTCAGGAACCGGCGTAAACACCTGAAAATAAATAAATGCAGACGATGCACCTTATGCCCTTGCTGCCTAAACAGTAGTAAGAGCCATGAAGCTCTGAGGGTTTGCGCTCAGATGTGGAGTGTTAAATAACAGCAATCTAGTCCCAAAATATCCAAAAGAGTGAGTCTTCGGGTATTTGATGATAAAAATAAAAAGACTCAAGAAAATGAATTCCTGGTCACTTGGTAATATTCATTTTTCTGTACTGAATTTTAAGTGAATAGTTAACGTAAACAAGATTTTAGACATTTTTCTGGACGTGGCTTCAATGCCACTATCTCCATTTTCTGGACTTTTCAATTGTTTTAATCCTCAGCCATTAGGAAAACCTGGTTAATCCGCCGACCTTGGGCGTCGGAGATTGTTGGTTCGAATCCAACATGGTTGATTTTATAGCGGGTTGGAGGACAAGTACCTCGTGGGCCTCATAAGCCTAAGGAAAGCGCGCGATTCGTTTACCCGCTATTTCTTTTCAAATGGAGCGAGCCACAAATTCCCTTTAATGGGGGCTCTGTAGAGGAAAGCCTCAATACTAAATGAAAAGAATTCATGTCATTAGTGTAACAGCGTAGCATCAATAGCTCCAACCTATTGGGTAAGGGTTCAAATCCTTTATGACATGTTCTATACTTGGTGATGGCAAAAA